ACCTCCCTCGGTTTCCATAACCTTATCTTTGTCAATACGTGATACATATTGTCAAAATCAGCGATTGGCGCCTGGTTTGCTTTCCATTTCTCTGCTGGCAAGCATGCCAAGTAAAGCGTGTCAATACCTTCCTTCAACAATGGAGCAAGGTGAATATTCTCGGAATTAAAACGACAGTCAAAGTCATGGTGCTCGCGAAGCACGCTGCCAATCAATCCAGTGCTGCCAACTAAAACGTCCATCTCAAACTGCCACTGCTGGCGCCTGCTGTCGGAAGTATTTTACGCTGCATCGACAGTTCGCGCGGCATGCGCAGCGCTGCCCAGGAAGCGGCACGCTGCCAATGGGAACCATGCCGCGAGCTGCATAATTTAGGCAATCCTGACAATGCCTTGCCTGAGAATCAAGAATACGCCGCATCAAAGTGTATCCTTGTTTTTCTTGCCGAATACTAGCTCCTTCCCAAAAACTGCCGCGTACACTTTGAGCATATAGGCCGATGCGAGCAAGAGACTGGGCAACAGAAACGCGACCGCCCAGAAGGTCATTAGCAAAATTCTGTAGGTAAGCATATTCCACGCGGAGACGCTGCCCGATGCGCCCCCAGTCGGTAGCCACCATTGCTTCACGTCCGCCATTGCCGATAATTGCCGCCTGTACATGGACAAGCTTAAGCGCTTCCCTTACGCTTCCTTGCCATTGGTCCAGCGTAATATCGCCAGAGCCAAGCATACGTGTAAGACGCCGTAACTCAATACCAAGCCTGTTAATTCGACCATCCACCAATGCTTCCACTGCGCGAGCGCTGAGAAAACGTCCATTAGCGCCGCGATACCGACCACTGATAGGGTCATAGCGCCAGGATGATTGATCAAAACGAGCAATGGCTTCGGAAAATTGAGAAAGATCATTGAGGCTGGACATCCTCTGCCTCCAGAATATCCTTGAAGCGCTCAGGCGCTTCCTTTTTCCATTGATTCAATGCAGCGGAAATGTCCTCTTCATCAATAAGAGAAGCTTCATCAATGTCAGCAAGAATGAGCCCGCTTGTTTTTAATGGCTCAATGGCGTCCGTTTTACTGCTGACCATTTTCGCAGGCCCCTTACGCTCAGGATCGGGATCGGCTGCACGTTTGCGGCGCACGATTGTTTGGCGCTCTTCTTTGCTCATGGCTTGAGCTTTTGCCTGGGGAAGACACTTCGGCTTGCCTTCCTTTTCTTCGCGAGCGCCGCAAGGGCCAAGGATTTCACCATTGGCTCCAATCCTCACCCACTTTTCTTTGAACCATTTGTCAAGATCATCTGCGTGCAAATCACCTTCGTCGCTCTTGAAGGCGCCAGCTAGGGATCCGTGCTTCTTCTTGTACATTTGCTTGTATTGCTGCACTACATAGCCACTTGCATAGGCAGAAGGCCACACTTTAAATTTTGCCTTGGCGGCACTCACCGCACGAGAATGAAGCTCGGCATCGGTGAATTTTACGTCACCACGAATTTCTTCTAGATCACGAGGCAAGAAAAGGCCAGCAGCACTATCTTCCCGACTGTCTTCCACTTCCCTGCTTCCATCCATGGGAAGCGTGCCATTTTCTTCATTCATTGGATCACGCCCACCAGGAGGAACAGCAAGCTTGCCTCCATTTCCACCCCCATTTTGAGTGGAGCCACCCCCGCCTTGAGTGGGAAGCTCGCGAATGACAGATGGATCCAGAGTAAGCTCCATGCTCCACTCAGAGCCACCATAACGAGCGTCCGCCACTTCCTTCGGACTCAGCACGCCAAGCTGAATGTAACGGCCATCTACAGCCGCCACGCGAGCCCTTACGTCAGCCATTTCGCGCTCATTAAGCTCGAACAATGGATTGAAAGAGATGCGCCATGATTCGGGAAGCTCTCCCTTCGTTGGGCCTTCTTTGCTAAGCATGATGTATTCCATTAGCTTCTTGACAGGACGCTTAAAATGCGTGCCTTGGTAATCCGCTAAGGTTTTTGCGAAATCACGCTCTTCACTGCGACCAGTGGAGCCCAAACCGCCAGGGCTTTCGCCAAATAGAACAGTATGAGGAATTTTGCTGGCGCCAATAATATCCACGCGAAGCTTTTCAAGGATTTCTCCAATGCCACCAAAGTTGCGACTAATAAATTCAAGCTCTTCCTTTTCGGCGTCAATCGCATAGCCACGATAAATGCTCTTGCTCATGTCATTCACTTGCAAGCGATCACGAATGGAGCTTTCCTTGCCAGCAGCAAGCATTGCTGCTAAGCCCCTCACCTTGTGAACAAAAATATCAAACTCCGTAAGAAGTGTGGCAGCAGAATTAAGTCCAGTCCAATAATGACGAAAGCTGTCATAAACAGTTTGCAAACTGCTCATGCCCCAGCCATAATTACGCTGCCTCACACGATAAGGCAACCAATCGCCATCAAAACGCAAAATCCTATCTTTATGAATATAAGAAAGCGTCGGTTCGTTAATTAAATCTCCAGAGATGATCTGATAATAAGTGGCTTTTGAATAGTCGTATAAGTTTTCTTCGTTGATAACTGGGGCAATTTGCCATCTATCAAGACATTCAATTTCTTCAATGCGACGGATGTTACGTTTATCGACAGGCATGTAAGCGGGACGCCCATCGTCAATAAAGAGAAGTAGACAAGCACCCCCATAAAGGCGGGAGTTTTTGGCTGCAAGGTTGAGCTGTTCAAGAATGTAGAGGTCTTCAATCGTTTGCTCAATGCCTTGTACTTCCTCGGCTCTTACGCCGTCACCACCGAACAACACTTTAAAGCCTTTCCTCGTGGCTTGATCGGCGTAGATGTCAACAATGCGGCGAGGTAGCCATTCGCCATAGAGATTTTCAAGGTCCTCTTGCGGCAGGAAGACGGTGGCCGTAGTTTTCGTGTACTGACTCTTATCACGACCAGTCCCCATGCCAATCAGCACGTTTTGAAGGCCGTCTGAACGGATGCCACCTGCCGTAGCATGCCCCAAATCAATTGCTTCGCCTTCCATAACGAACGCTAATGGCTATGTTGTATTGCTTTTAGTCTAATTCCTGGATACATTGTCCGTAGAAGCTGGCCATTATGGACTGGTTAATGCCACTCACCTTTGCCTTCACTCCTGATCAGCGCCAACGGGCTCGTGATGAAGCTTTTCGCAGGCAGTCTCTCAACGAAAAGCAAGGCAAAAAAGGCAGGAACAATGGGGCGGAGAAAGGAGATTTAGCACTACGCCATCACTTACTCGGAGCTGCGGGAGAAATGGCAGTCGCCGCGATGCTTGGCATAGAAGATAAGCTCTACCAAGAAACAGAGGCAAAACGTGGCTCTGCGGATCTTCCTCCAAATATTGATGTTAAAACTCGCTCCAAACATTATTACGATTTAATAGTGCAACTAGACGAAAGTCCAGGTAAGATATTGGTGCTCGTCACGATTCAAAATCGCATTACCCTCATCCATGGCTGGATCAAGGCTGGTGATGCAATGAAGGAACAATGGAAAAAAGATCCAGCAGGTGGGCGCCTCGCATATTTTGTCCCCAAAACTGAACTACTTTCTTTGTCTTTACTGAAGTGAACCTTACTTGCAGTCAATTCGCTAAGCACGCCCTCGGCCTAGAACTTTATCCAGCACAGGCTCGCATTCTGGATGAATTTTTTCAGCCAGGAAAGTCTCATGCAGTGTGGGCCTTGGGGCGCCGCTGTGTCGTAGCCGATACGCTTGTGGCGACCAATATTGGCATGGTTGAAATTGGTTCGCTTGCTGGACTAGGCGATGCTATTGATGATGAATGGGAGCATTGCAGTCTAGAAGTTGCGCAGCCTCGCAATGAGAGGAGAGAAGCATCCCGCTTTTACAAGGGCGGCAAGCAGGATATTATTCGCATTCGCACTTCTCGCGGTTTTGAAGTGGCAGGCACTCCCAACCACCCAGTGATGGTGATGAGCGAAAATGGCGTTCACGAATGGCGTCCCCTTGGGGAATTAAAGCAAGGCGATCAAGTGGTCACTCGGCCTGGTGCGGATTTATGGTCTGACAGTCGTCCGTTTATCGCTCATCTTGCCCACAAAGCAGAAGAAGCCGCGCAGCTATCTCCTTATTCCAAGCCAATTCAGCCACCTTCTAGTCTGACTGAAGATTTTGCCTACGCGCTTGGCGTATTAGTAGGGGATGGATCCTGGACAATGAAAAGTGGCATCCAAGTGACTTCTCACGAAGATGATGCATCATTCATGAGTCAATCCTTGGAGCGAGGACTTGGCGTGCCTTTCACGCTTAAAAGGGACAATCGTCGCTTGTCTACATGCTCATTGAATTTCTGCTCGCAACATTACAGGCGTTTTTTGAGCGATCTTGGGTGGACTATTGATATTAAGCGAGATCAAAAACGCATACCTTGGGTGATCATGCAATCCCCGCGATCCATTGTTTGCGCATTTCTTTCGGGACTATTTGATACCGATGGATGTGTAGAGAAAAATGGTCAGGCTATTTCGTTCAGCACAGCATGTGAAATGCTGGCACGAGAAGTGCATATGCTTCTTTTTAATCTTGGGATTGTCTCTACGATCAAGGCCAAAAAAGTACGAGGAAAAAATTATTGGATTATCGTACTCCTTGGCCTTGAGGCACGTCAACAGTTTTGCCGCGACATTAGCTTTCGCTTGCCACGTAAGCAGTTAAAAGCTCTTGACGGTCTCAGCGTAGCCCGAGATGGCGGCAATTCGTTGGCCATCCCCCACCAAAAAGAATGGTTACGACGACTCGCTAATGACTTGGGGCACAGAAAAGGTGATGGTCTGCTTAGTAAAATCCGCGCATGCGTTGGCAACGCTATCAAGGGCGGAAAAGAAGAGTTCAATGCAAGGCGTCTTCCTGGATTGATCAAGCTTCTTGATGAAAATAATATTCGCGGAGAAGCTGCTCATCATTTTAGGGATTTGAAAGATGTTCGCTATTTTTACGATCCAATAGCAAGCATTAAGAAAGAGCCCCAGCAAGAAGTGTTTGATTTTCATGTGCCAGTTAGCAATGCTTTTGTCGCAAACGGCATAGTCAATCACAACAGCGGCAAAACCTTGATGGCTGCAGTGGCATGCCTCTATATGTGCTTTGTTTTAGAAGAAGAATATCGCCGCAAAGTTAGAAAAGGGGAGCGATGGTACGTGGTGACGGTGGCCAACAGCCAAGATCAGGCCCGTATTGCTCTGAACAACATCCGCCAATTAATCATTGAAAGTCCCTTCGCTCAAGAAATTGTTCGCGAAACTGCCGACATCATTGAACTCAGCAATAATTGCGTGTTCAAGGCCATCCCCACGTCTGGACGAGCTGCTCGTGGTCTCGCTTGCGCTGGCGCAGTATTTGACGAACTTGCCTTTGCTAACGAGGGCGATGCAAACAGTGGTGGTCGTGGCATCTATGACGCTCTATCGCCTGCCATTGCACAGTTTGGAGGCAAGGGGCGCATCCTTGAACTGTCCTCTCCCTGGCTGACTGACGGCATCTTCTACCAGCATTTCAAAGAGGCAAGCTCCGGCAGGTTTCGTTTTATGCAAGCAGTGAATCTCCCAACATGGGAGATGAACCCAAGTATTTCTCAAGAGTTTCTCGACGCAGAAAGACAGCGCGACCCCGAAAAGTTTAAGGTGGAATATGGGGCTCAATTCGCGAGTAATCTTTCAGCCCTTGTTGCAAGCGATGTTATTGATGCCTGTATTGATGATCGCCGCGCAGCACTACCACCACGCCCTGAATTCCAGGGAGCTTACGTCCTTGCCCTTGACCCCGCCCGTGGTGGCGTTGGCCGCGACGATTACACTGCTTGTATTGTTCACTACGAAAATGGCACTCTTGTCGTGGATAAGTTCCATTCGTTTGTTGCTGATTTTGAAATCAATGGGAGGATGGAAGTCAATATCAATGCAGTGGAAGATTGGATTAAGGAGCAGCATCGCCTATATGTGTTTGACACGATTGTGATGGACCAGTTCAACAGCGCTGGCACCATCCAAAGCTTGGCCAGTGATTTGCCCATCACGGAACTAACTTGGACAGTTAGTTCAAAAATGAAAGCTTTTAGCAAAATGCGAGAGCTGTTCAATGCAGGACAAATTAATGTCTATCGCCACGAAAAAGCAATTATGCAGCTCAAGAATTTAACCGTGGTGTATAAACCAAGCGGGCAATGGAGTGTAACTGGTGGTAAAGCCACTGGTATTGACGACTTGGCATTTGCAATGGCTGGTGCCATTCTTGCCGCGAGTAAAGATGATGACATTGGCTGGATCGAAAGCTTAATCTCCTAGTATGATTTTCAAACAATAGTTCTGTCATGAAGTGACTTATTGCAAATTAACTATGCAGGAAACTAAATTCCTCGTAGCACTATTAGAAAACGCTCCCACTAGCAAGCAAACCTCTCTCCAGCTTCTTGCTGCGGAACATCTATATATTCCTACATTGCTCCCAAAGCTTAAAGCTCATGTCAAGCGCTTAAAAGAAGAGGAGCAGTTGGAGCGCTCTTGGGAAGCAGATGCCACTGATGACGACTACATGCCAGACCATGACGGCAGTGAAAGTTTAAGAGAATATGACGCTTGACCATCGTCGTGTTATGATTTCAAAGCTTTCGCGAAGCACGCTGGCCAGCGTTTTAAAAGAACAGTATCGGGGGATGCTGTTCGTTGCCACAATGGATCGAAGGCCATGGGCCGACCCATGGTTAAAAGCTGTACAACGGCGGATTGAAGCCCCGCCTTCAGCACCTTTGCTCCTCACGCCCTTGTAGCCCAACAGGTAGAGGCCCGAACCTTAAAAGTTCGACAGTGCGGGTCCGAATCCCGCCAAGGGTATTAAAATCAAGCGAGCGCATCCAATCTCCGTGCTCAAGCGTTGCTCAAAGTGTTTGATCGCCAAACCGCTGGGGGAGTTTGGACCCAGGAAGAATAGTACTGACGGGCTAAATGGGCATTGCCGTAAATGTATTGCTTTAAAAAACAAAAAATGGAAAAAAGAAAATCCAATACGGTATCTTTGTTCAATGATGCTTGCGCAGGCCAAGCGAAGAGCAGCGGACTATGGGCGAGATTTCAATTTGACACTTGAGGATGTACTTGAAGTCGTCGTGGTTGAATGCCCAGTGCTGAAAACACCACTTCGCTGGGAGTATCAACATGGACTAGGGCAACCCGACGAACGGTCGCCATCACTAGATCGCATTGACAATTCCCGTGGGTATATCAAGGGCAATATTGCAATAATCAGCCACCGCGCTAATTCAATAAAAAACTGCTTGACTGTTAATCAAATTAAGTCATTATTTGAATACGTTTCACTGCCACAGCAGGGAGCTGTTGATCAGCTTCGTCCAGTGGTTAAAAAACCAAAATACACGCGAATGTCGCAAGAAGAGATGCAACTTATTCGTGATCTCCATAGCAAAGGCTGGAGTTGCAGGAAGATCGCGGCTGTGGTCACGCAATCAAAAAGCTCTATTGCGGCTTTTATTCGCCAAGAGCTCCCATGCTAAGCTGAAAAGACGTTCACCCCAGCGATGGGGCGCATGAACAGCACGGTACGGAACGGGACTGTGCATCATCGGGAACCATCATGAACCCTCTTGCTCTGATCAAGCAGCAGCTTGAGAAAGCTGCTCGTCTGCGTGAAGCTCAACATGCTTCTCTCGTTTATCGCGGTGTTGCTTATGTGCCCAAGCCACACTGGTTTTGAGCATTAAGCAAATAATCATTGGGAGCGAAAGCTCCCTTTTTTGCTGCCTTGAGACAACTAATAACTCCTTTGTGTAGCCTCAAGGCTACATTGCCCGTCATTCCAATGGCGCCAAGCATTAGCACATATCGCCAGATTTGTAATCAAATACGAAGCAAAAATAAAGGTGCGGACAATTGCCACTGTATCTGCTTCCTTGTCGCAATTACTCTCCTTACTCCCCAGAGCCTTTGCCCACACCCTCCATAGCTTCTTCCTGCGCATAAATCCAAGCCTTTAGTTCTGTTACATACTGTCTAATGATGGCAGCTTTTTCAAGATGCCAATGGTCCATGGTACGGAAAAATTGAGCATTGTGCCAATCAATGGCTCTCAATGATTGATAAATGATTGGATTGAGCGGTTCACGCAGAGGCGTATTGAACGTTCGACGCTCGCTCACGACGGAAAAAGTCTTTTATATCTTCAAATGCTACTGGAGCAAAGTCATTCACTTCTAGACAACAGTTGAAATAGCGCTTATCAATTTGCCCATTGTCATCCAAAATACGATGGCAATGCAAATGACCATGTACGTTGCCCGCGTAATGCCCAGACAAACACGATGGATGTACAGGGATATGCGTGAAGATTAAACCGCCAGGAAAAGTGCTGTCACAAGGATGAAAAAATGCTCCCCTCACGTCTTCAAAATATGGCGAATAGTCTTTCAGTGCTCCTTGATCATGATTACCGCGAATGAGAATCTTCCTTCCATTGAGACGAGAAAGAAGCTTTAACGATGCGCGAGGAATGACTACATCGCCAAGATGGTAAACAGTGTCGCGTTTGCCTACTTTCGCGTTCCATCGTTCAATAATAGTTTCGTCCATTTCTTCGCACGATGCAAATGGACGTAATGGTTCACCATCGGGACGCACAAAATCAATCATCTTTGCGTGACCGAAGTGAGTATCTGACGTAAGGAACGCGCTCATAATCAGAATAATAACGAGAGGGCCAGGAATTGCACCTAGCTCTTCTATGCTCTAGGGCATAGCGCTGTCTTGGCCTCCCAGGGCCCCTCCTGTTTGTGCATCATCCCTAAAGACCATTTTGTTGGCGCCAACAATATGGTCCCCGTCTGGGAGCTAAGCATGGAGGGGAGTGATGGAGCAAGCGTGACTGGCCTACCGACAATCGGGCTGTGAGTTAACCAGGCGTATCCAAACAGAGGCTTGCCCTCTATCAAAACGCAAGCCAGGAAAGGCACTCCACAACCAAAGGTGGACCTCAGAACTGGCTGCACACTGCCGACAGAGCAGCAGTGGTGGTGATGCCCGATGCAAAAGCAGAGCGGGAACTCACTAACTATATCATGCCCGCCCGTACTGAGGCAGGTCATTATTTCACTTGTCCCTGCCAAGCAGATTGCCTTGAAGCCGTTCCGCCATGCCCCACAACGGCTCATCGCTCAAATTTTGCCATCCCTTCTCGCCATTACGGGCGCTAGTGATACTAGAAGGCTTAACACCCCATGCCTTCGCTAATTCTGTTCGCAAACCACGCAAACAACGCATGTCATCAGGGAGACGCAACAGCACTCGCACTTGAGCTTCATTCAAAAGCGGAACTCCCCATTTCTTGCGAGGACGCTTTGACCTTCCATCAATATACGCAGGCCAGTAACCAAGATTGCGTAGCATATCGGCTGCATTTTCTTTAAGGCTGCCCCATCTCAAGTTCTCTGGCACGTTATTTTGGCAGTTGTCATCATAATGCAAAACATTTTCCTTGCCTTCTGGGGGTAGTCCATGGAAAGCGAGGCATACTAGGCGTGCAACAAGAATCCTTTTCAGTCGGCCTTCTTTGGAAAGCATTACAGATTGACGTCCGTCCCTCTTCTGGGTATTAAAACGAAGGATTTTTTCCTTAAAGATGCGAACGCGTTCTTTGCCATCTTTCGTGTCCTTGACAACGCGACGAATGCTTTTGATGCGCCCAAAGCTAGACGCGGCGTAGTGATCTTCATACCCTGGGATAGGCTTCCAAATTTCTTCCATGAAAAAGGCGGAGAACTTGCTCCGCCACTATAGCATGGATAAGTCGGTAAAGATGGAAAGGTCTCTAAGAATACATAGGCAGGTTCACGTTTGAACTTTCAAAGAAACTGATCATCCTCGATGCACGACTTTCTTGCATATCGGATGTTTTACCCTCCCAGAAAAGACGCTCAGAACGCTTCATCCAAGCATCTTTGTCCAGCCACTTGTCCTCATGACTGCTAAGCTTTTCAAAAAGCCAAGCAGCAGTAGCTGCGCGAAGCTTGTTGAGGCTCTGAGAATCTTTCTCGTTTAGTTCCTTGGCAACCAATCCATGCACCCCGCAGTGAACCTGCTCATCACGACTAATATCGGCGGAAACAGTGCGCATGCCAATGTTGCCGTTAAAGCGAAAGAACGGAAGCGCAACAAAGAAAATGCTACGCTCAATAATTGAAACCTTGTGAATCGGATGTGCTGGATGCTCCATCCAAGCTTTTAAGATTTGTTTTACTTCGCGCTCTGCTTTTTCGTCGACGCCATAAGCAGCAGCTACATAATTCAAAGCTTCATCGTGACGCTCTTCGTCGGTTTGATTTGAGCGCAATGCTTCGATCACACCAGGAGTGGACGGGAGATCTTTGGCAAGCCCTTGCTCCAGCAAGTCTTTCACAGGAAGTTCAATGTGACGAAGCGCCAGAGCCTTGTAGAGCGTCTCCTCGGCACCCTCCTTGACGGGTGAATTATCCACGGGAGTAGCCTGCCAAGGACGCTTCTTGGCAATCATGGACAGATAGGGGCTCTTGACGGTCATGGTCGTAGTATCATTCAATGGTGTGTGAGGAAAGCGAAGGGGGCGCAAGCCCCCTTTTTCTTTATCATTCAGCGCATGCAGCGCAGAAACCTGCCTCTAAATTGCAAGACGCAGAAGATCCGTCAGCTTCAGACTCTTCGCCTAAGCCAAACATGCTCTTAAAATCGTCGTCCAATGCAGCATATGCATCGTCCTTGCGCTGAGTATCAGGCAGGACTTGCAGGCTGTAATAGAGGCTCGTCTGAGATGATTCTAGCCAATCACGAAGGAATGCTTCGTCGTAAATAACCATATCACTCCACGAATTAAACGAATAACCATGGAAAAGACCAGTGCGCTGATAAAGCGAAACAATGCCATCAGCAACGCGCTTGTAATTAGCCCAGCCCACTTCAGCGGCAATTTCTACATCACCATAGTCAAACGTTTCCACTCCAAACGTGCCTGAATCACGATCAACAATGCGACCAATGGGAGGGGCAATTTCAGGGGCAGTGGTAAAGCCGCGAGTGTCGAGGTAGCGATAAGAGCACGATGCAGTGGGGGCGATGCAGAAAGCACGCTCCATGCCATGCTCGCGGGCAATTTCTGCAGCCTTCTGGATGCCTTGGTCTAATTGCCACACGGCTTCGCCTGCAGGCATGTCTTTCCAATGGTGAGCCCAGGGGTGGGGATCATTGTCGAGATATGCTTCAAGAGCCTTTCCGAAATCTTCATAGCTAATGCCATGGATGGTAAGGAAATTAGCTAAGCCCAGTACGCCCAGACCAATTTGTTTATCAATGGTGGGATGAAGATATTCTCCAGTGTCGCCCACGCCAGTATTGGGATGGAGATCAACTAGCTGCTGCATGCCTTCAATAAAAGCTCCTTGCAAATTATCAAAGTTACAGGCGCCAAGATTTACATGCTGCAATAAACAAGTGCCGCGATGCGGAAGATATACTTCCAGGCAAACATTTGCCCGAATTCGCTCTCCTTTTGCATTGAAACGAATCTTATTCAACCAGATGTCACCATTGCCAATTCCTTTCAGCAATGCATCAATAAATTCTTGAGAGCTATTTTCAATAAACTTCTCATCCACATTAATACAACGCTTCACCCAAGGCAGCTCACTGCGCGACGCATTAATAAATTCCAGAGCATCAGGGTGGTCGTAATCAAGATGCAAAACTACAGCGCCATTTTTATAAACACCGCCCCTACGCAAAATCTCATTAAGCGTGGAATAAATCTTGCCAAAACTTACTGGTCCACTTGCCACCAGGCCCTTGCCATTTTCAGCATTCCTTTCACGGAGAGAAGAAAGATGAATAGCGACCCCCGCACCATTGCGCAATCCGTGGCTAACAAACCGCCAAGATGCTTCAATGCCATCTGGTCCTTCCATTGAATCTTCTACGTTGAAAACCGTGCAACTCACTGCGAGACGACCTTCTGGGCTATCCATCCAATCTTGCACTCGCCCGGTACGGGCAATCGGAGTGCATTTTGCTTTTTCTTTCAGGCTCATGAGACGACAAAGCCCCGCTCAGCGGGGCGCGATCAACCAAAGCAGGCTAGCTCAGACAGGACGATGGAAAAGGGAAGTTTTCCTTTAGTCGCACAGATTTTCCGCGTCCTCGTTTGAGACCAAATCTTTGATAAACAACTTGGCCTCGTTCAAGCTTTTGAAATAGTACGGCCTGCCGTTGATGGCGCTAAACCATTGGAACTCTGGCTTGCTGAAACATGGCCAAAGCTTATAAGGACCATAGTTAAATGGCTGACGTTCTGGAATTCCCCACATGGAAATAGCCCGTAGTTTTACCACGCTAGTTCTTCTCACAAACTGTGCATGCATTATTTAATACATTCTTCAGCAAACCACCATGCCCTGACCCTGCCCTTGACTCTGCCCTATGAATCCTTAAGAAATTCTGTAGAAATTTAAGCTTTTGTATCGCCATGATACGAAAAAGCCCACATTTGAGCCACACCACTAGATACGATAGCCGTAAGCGGAGCCTCGCTTAAATTTACTAAGCGCTCCGCAAGCCAGTGCAGGCATGATTAGCCGCGCTTCTAGACCAGTGAGCCCCAAAGGCGAACGTTCTATATAAGCGGCGGAAATCAAAAGGCTTGACTAGCTGCGAAATTCCAGATAACTGAGCCCCCAAAGGGCGAAGGTCTCAGACAAGCAGCGAAAATCAAAAGCCCGCGCAAGAAAGGCTGGCCCAGCTCCTAAGTAATGGGCTGCCCGTAGTGTGCGTCGCCTCCAAGAAAGCACTTTTTTTGTTTTTGTCTATCTTTAAAAGCTTGAACGGCGGCTTTAAGGCCGCCTTTTTGCTGAGAACAATGCAAAGGAAAATGCTTTTTCTTGGTGCGTCATTCCGACGGCTTGAGGCCGTCTCCATTGGAGAAGCTAATTGTCTGAAATGCCTCAAGCGGCGTCTTTCAGACTTGCTTTCGGCATGCTGCGACTAGGTTTTTGCTGGTTACAATTTCGGAAGCTCGCCCGAACATTATGCTTCCCTTGCAAGAGAAAGGCTGCTCAATGTGCAATGAAGTAAAATCAATCCTGGAATTTCACAAGCGCAAAGGTAGCCCTGACGGCTTGCGCAGCAATTGCAAAACTTGCCAAAATCAACGAACTGCACTCTGGAAAAAAGAACACCCGGATCAAGTGTTGAAACATAAGCAAACATACAATGAAAAGCATCGCGAATCAAAAAGGCGCCAAAACCGTGATTCGTACCATAAAAACAAAAATGCCATCCTTGCACGAAAGAAACAAAAACGAACAGGGAAACTGGGTTATTTGAGAGTGATGTTGAGTAGCGCAAAAGCCAGAGCAAAAGCTGCTAATCTTTCTTTTGACATCGACCTTGACTACCTTCTCTCAATCGCTACTGATTATTGCCCAGTCGATAATCTTCCTTTTGATTGGGATAGGCAGTTAGATCAAAATAAAGATTTACAATTAGCCGTCCCATCCCTAGATCGCATTGATTCCACGCAGGGCTATACAAAAAATAACGTCAGGATTATTGGGTGTAAATGGAATACTAAAAAAAATAATATGAACCTTGACGATCTACTGCTTCTTGTGGAATATGTTCGCAGTGCTACAGAGTCGAAAAAGTAGGTCATTTTTAATCGCACTTTTCGAAGCGTATACCCCAGCCCCACAATTTAAATTTGCCGTACTATCGCGCCAGGGCTCAAGTGTCAAGCGTTGTCACAATACGTTATAAAGAGTTTTCCACAGCCCTGTGGAAAAAGATATTCCCCCTACTGATACGGTCACCAGTCCGAGACTGCCCACCAGGCCTGCCTAGCGTCGCCATCCTGCCACGTTAAAGCCCAGCAAGCCATAGCCTACCGGGCGATGACAAAGGCCGCTTGTGCGGCCTTCTGAGAGGGTCTGGCTATTCTTGATTTTCAGTCATAAAATCTACAATCTGCCCTTTAAGTTCAGCGATGGCACATTCGCGAGCATAACTGTAGGAATCATCTTGCGCATTTTCTAACATGTTCAGAAAATCGCAGGCATCATCGAAGCTGGAAAATGTTTCGGCATTGAATGTTTGACCGTATTCAGTGGCGCTGATGTAGAACATGATGCAACAGTGAGAGGGTAAACAATGGGGCCGCAATTGCGGCCCGCTAGGTTAAGCGATGCAGAATGCTTTTTTGTCGGCGTCAGTGTAGTTAATGCCGTGGGGTAGTTTAAACCGTAGGCCAATAATTGTACCGTATGACGGATCGGCAGGCCTAAAGTCTGACAGGTCACCATCATAAACTGCCAGCACTTGCCCATCATTTGCGCCATCAATTAAACCGGCGGCGCTTACATAGTGGGGCAAATCTTGTCCTTTTTTGAGCATAAAAGCCGCTGCAACATTCACGCCATTTTTGAGAGCATCGCGGCAAATCGCAAGATTTGCGCTATTTTTCCAGCCATCAAATGATGCAGTGAGATGGTAGCCAATCCGGCGGCATTCTGCCCAGTTACGCTTAATTTTTGTATAGTCATAGAAAATAGGTCGATTCGGTGCATGTTCTGCTGTTGCGTTGAATATTTCAAAAATATTGCGCTTGCCTAATGGTAAGTCGCGGCCAAATTTGCGACGGCAGAATGTAGCAAATGCTGGCGTTACGAAAAAATCTATATTTTCCCACGCAATGTCTGACGTACCATTCAGTCGAATTGCAATATTTTCTTCGGTGTTTGTATTCAGCTTGGCAAGAATTGCAACAACCAACAATCGCGCGAATCGCTGTTTGTCGACGCTGAATGCTAACGTCCGGCGAATTCTGGCCTTTTGTTTGTTTGTCATATAGACGGGATTGCCTGCAAAATGTAGGCAAATCTTGCGACAATTGCCAGCACCGGGGCAAACATTAACGCCCGAAACATCACTAGGGGCAAGATGGAGAATGTATGTTTGAATTCGGCTTTTTTCTGTCTTGGGATTAGTGGAGAGAATGTCGCGGTAGGAGATTTTATATTGTTTGCACATTGAAGCCAAATCGGCAGGCAATTTGGCGCGAGAATTGAGAACAGTAGTAGGCATTTTTTTTGTGGGGGAATGTTTTTTTTGAATGTTTGAAGAATGTTTGTCAGAATTCGCCCGGAAGCTTAACGCTGACACTCACAGACTGTTGCAAAGCGTGCAAAGCGCCCATAACTGCGGGACTGCGGGAGATCTCCGGATTGGCGGCCAATCCCTCATTAAAGAGAAAAAACAAGGCCGTGAATTCCGATTCTGTGAGGGCTGGGATTTGCTTTTTTGCTTTTGTCATTTTTTTGATCGGTTGAGAGAATCGCGGAATCGCTTCCGGCGATGCATGCATCCTGCCAAAAATCAACGGCCTTGCATAGTGGACGGTTTAGCAAAGCGTCCACTATGCAGCAACGTTGCGGGATGGTATGGGGCTGAGCGATTCTGGGCACAACGACAAACAAAAGAATGATCGTGCACGCGCGTACCATCTCTCCTGCCAAACAGTCAACCGCTGCAACATTCCGCAACATTCAGCGCCCATACCATAGGACGGGTGAGAATCGCCGGATTGTGACGAAACATCACAAAACGCCAGAATGCAGCAAAGGATACAGACAAAAAAACCTAGGCGATTGTCTGCATTTAACGCCAAACAGTAGGCAACATCTAGCACCGCGCAGTTGTGCTCACCTAGCGGCGCACGGTAGGCAGTTCTCAAGCGCTGGCACAGTAGGTATCACCTACTGCCATAGAATCACGCCAGTAGGTGAGCAGAACTGGCGCACCACCAGTAGGCTACATTCAAGGCCGCCACCAGTAGGCTACATTTAGCGGGGCAAATCAGGCCGCCAGGCTATTTAGCGCGAGATGCTAGAAATCGAGCACCTGGCGCTACTTAGCACGAGATGCTAGAAATCTGGCGCGAGAGGCTATTTAGCATGAGATGCTAGAAATTTAGCATCAGGCGCTAGAAATCTAGTGTTTAGCATGAGATGCTAGAAATTTAGCACGAGATGCTAAATACTAGAAATTTAGCGCGAGATGCTAAATGCGGCTAGGCGCATACCCTGATACGACCTTGGCCAGTTCCTTGATACGCCTCTGGCCGGTTCCAATTTTTTTTCTGATACGGAGCTAGCCGGATCTGATACGGAGTTAGCCGGGTCTTGAGACCCGGCCTAGTAAGGCGATGACGGCTTAAACAATGAGTGAACATTGTGACGGGCTGAATCGCCTGTGAAGCCACTTTACCATCCATGACCATCAAAAGCCGCCTTTAGGGCGGCTTCTTCGCTGGCAAACGGTCCTCCTACAAAGCTTTCATCATCATCGGCATAAAAATACCAGCCTTCCACAAGCTCTGTGCCCTTGCAGCAATCTTCAGAGAAGAAATCCACGAGGATCATTTCACTGCCTCCTGAAGCCTCTTCCACATCCATTGTTCCTTGGTATCAGGGCGCATCAGCTCATAGCCTTCATGATCAATGATGGCATCACCGGCACTATCCACGTACCCCTCCAGAAGACGCCTCCAGATGCCCTTGCAAGAGCCTTGCTGGTCAAAGATGGCAATGGTGTCTTCCCGATCCTCCATAGCGAGCCTGACGTGGAAGAGAAGGTCTCTCAAGCGGGCCGCTTGGTAGCGGCCCTTGCTGGGAGGAAAATACGGGCCGTTGTCTTGATAAGTGGAAATGGTCAGCATGGTTCAAAAAGCAGGACGGTCGAGAATGGTTTCAGGCTCTTCTTCAGCCTCGTGGACAATTTCTTTGAGCTGATCAATAATGCAGCGAATAGCGTAGGCAGCTCCTGGCCCCACATTGTCTAACGCTTCATCCATAGTCCTAATTTCATCATGCACGTCTTGAATAGTTTCAAAAGTCTTGAGGGCGTAAGGCACGCCCCATTCGTCATCAACAATGAGAGAATAAGGCATGATCAAAGCTCCTTGTCTTCTTCAATAAGAGCAGCAATAAGGAGAAGCTCGCGCCTCGTTGGAACCAATATATATGCAGAAGGGGCCTGATGGCCCCTTTGTTACAAAGCTTCACACTTTGGTCTTGGTGCGACGCTTCACTTGGCTGCGCTCCACGTAAGGAGCAGGATCCACCCAACCCTTTCTACGGAAGACGCTGTTGGTAGAGGCCCTCATTTGCTCTCCATCGTCGAAGGTGATGATGATGGTCCAGCAAGTGGGGATGCGCTGCTCAGTGCCATCAGGAGCGCAGGTGATGCTCCAGCCGCATTCTTCATCGGTGGCTTCAATGGCGACAATGGAGTGCCAACCAACCACTTTGGTGGTCATCAGACCAGTCGATTGGAGAATTGCCAGCTCGTCTCCCACTTGCAGGGAATGGCCAAGAGCTTCACGCTGGCGCTTCAGAGCGTGAGCCCAATCCTGGAATTCGTTGTGAGCCTTCTTGGTGTGGCGCACGCCATGACCATTGCAGCCGTAGCAAACGCTGCCGTGGAACTGGTTGTAGCTGTGCTCGCCAGAGCCGCCACAACGCCCGCACACTTGCAGGGGGAAGCCGTAGCGATCAACAGAGGGGAAGGAATCGAGAGTAATGGTCATTGGTCTTGGGAAGGAGAGACTCGCGCCTCGTTGGAACAACAATACAGCAGAAAGGCCCTGTTTCCAGAGCCTGTTACAAAACTTTACGAAACGTGGAGGCTTTCAATGCGGAAGGGGCCGAGGCGGCCTATTCGTAAGGCTTTTTCCTTAACAAATTGTTGACTGTTTGTTTTAGTGTTTTTGATTTTATAAAGGCCAGTATCAGGATATAGTTTAGTGATTGTATATTCTCCTCTCCATTGTTTAAAACCGGAGTCGTAAAGATCGACAATGGTGCCAACGTTGTATTTCATAGGCAAAGCTCCGAGAGTTCCTCAAGAAGCTGAAGACACCAAGCTTGGCCTTTCTTATCGAGCAGCTTTTGAGCAGTGGGAGCTGGCTCTTTGAGCTGTAGCGATGGGAAGGGGGTGATGATGCCTGCTTCGATTGCTGCTGCGCGAGCGCTTTTAAAACGCTTGGCAGGGCCGATTTCGTTGAGGAGATTGGGCTGGTCGCGGGCAATGCGTTCCAGGAAATAGGCACGGGAGTTGCCATTTGCACCGGACTTTACATTGTAACCTCCGGACTTTGCCTGCATACGTCCTGTTTTGGGATCCCTGGGTTGCTCCCTTGTGTCCCCGTGCTCATCCTTGCGCTGTACCAGCTTGATCTGCCCAACAAGCCATTGAGCATCATCTTTAACCTTGCGTTGTGATGATGCTACGACAGACAGGCATTTCTCAAACAAAGGAAGATCCTTTATACCAAGGCCCTCCTTGTGCGTCATAAAATCAATAAGATTGGCGAATTGCTTCACTTCTCCATTGACATCATCTACATATTCTTCAAAGAGTTTTTTCTCAATGATTTCACGCATGTAGAAATAGAAAGCTTCCTCACCCACTGCACTTTCAAGATCGTTGGCAATGCTCCTGGCGGAGAATACAGTAAGGCTCATGCAGCCTCCTTGGAAAGTTCTTCAGCTACTTTCACCCAATGCTTACGCTGCTCCAAAGAAGCCTTTGAAAAAGTGATGCCAGCAGCCTTGAGACCCGCCAAGCGATTAATGTCGCCGCGCACCTTACGAAACGCAGTATCATTGTCTTCGATTTCGCGGTATTTGCCCCTGAAGCGAATTAAATTGGTGAAGTAAATTGCCTTTTCGCTTTGCCGCTTCATGTCATCTTCATACGATGGCGCTGCGGGCGACTCCTCGTCTTCGATTTGCGAAGACAGCTCATCAATAGAAACTCCAAGGCATTCACATTTTGCTTCAATCTCGGAAATTGCATGACGCTCGGCCCGCTCTTCTCCGCGAAGAAACAAGCTCAATACATGCTCAGACCAATGCGAATCAATGTAGCAATCAGCAGCATTTTCATGCGCTTTCATTGCTTCAATAATTTCGTGCCAATCGGAGGCGTCTTCACTTCCCCTGTACACTCCAACGCTATTCTCGCCAGAAGTGACAACACCACTCACATTCTTGCGCTCAGAAACGGACTCCCCACTATTGTCCTTGGCGGAACGATCAGGCAGTGCTCCGCAAGCATCTTCAACTTGCTTCTCAATGTTGCGTGCAATGTAGCGAAGCTTTGGATGGGCAGGAGCTACAACATAAGCAATGTTATCCGCCCTGTTTTTGTCTGCATATTGATCCTTGCCAATGGGGATACGGCGAACAGCTCTGCCCACCACTTGAATAAAATAAAGCACAGTGAGAATTGCGCTTAAATAAGCAACAACTTTAATCTGGGGAATGTCCACCCCCTCAGAAATCATCCCCACTGAAACAATCACATCAGGCTTGTCTGCGGCATTTTCCTTGCATTGTTTAGCAATTTTTTCGAGCTTTTTTGCTCCATTGTTATCATCGCTAACAACTACAGAAACGCGATAATCAGGGCGAAGCTCTTGAATATATTCTGCAATCTTGCGGGCATCTTTCATGCCTTTTGCAACACAAAGCATAACGCTGGCGTTTTTCTGGTGGCAGGAGCGCTCAATTTCTCCGCGACTCTTGGAGAGTAAAGTTAGTGCCTCATCAATAACGCGACGGATGGTTTCGTTTTTACCAGGGGATTCAGAATCTAAGTTGAAATGGAGATGCCTGCCAAGGGGCTTGTCGCACTTCTTCGCCCACTCTTCCCATTGCTCTACGCTTTCCCATTCATCGCAGGGAAATTTGGGAAGATCTTTGTGCAATTCAGAAGCCCTGCCATCTTCACTGCGCCAAAATGAATCCCAAAACTTAAACTTCACCGGCACGGTGCCACGAGTCTTGGGCTCGCGAAGATCTTGCGCGTAATCGTAAACAAAATCAGCCTTAATACGTCCATCATCTTGATAATAATTTTCGCCGTGAATATTTTTTTCATCACAAAGAACTGCAATTTTGCCTTCGCGTTTCCAAGGGGTGCCGCTTAAGAAAATAGCGTGGTCACAAAGAGCAACAAGACGATCCACTGCGTTTCCCCATTCTGCAGTATCTGCTGGATGATGAAATTCATCAATGATTGCAATAATTCCTGAAACGGGACGACTAAGCAATGCTTCTTCTACTTTCGAGTAGCCAGCATAAGTCGACACCCAGACATTTGCATCAATGGGGAAATCGGAGTTGTCTGTAACATTGACACGTTTTCCATTGAGACGAAGACCATCAAAGGTCTTCTTCCATCCCACGCGAGTGCCGCAGTTAGGAGTTAGAACAATAATCAAATCAGCCTTGCCATCTTCAAGAAGTTTGAGAGCAGCAGTGGCGCTACAAAGAGATTTTCCTGATCCAGTGCAGGCTTCAATAACAAAAAGCTTGCGATTTTTAGCGAATTGAGGCAGGCAGGTGTTGATGGCTTGTTGTTGCCACTTACGTAAGTTCATGATCAAACGATGCAGATTTAAGGAGATTGCACCGTCGGCAACACGCAACGCCATTATCAATAGTGGTACGCCCACCTTGACTAAATGGCACAACGTGATCAATTTGAGTGAGAAGTCCTGGCTGCAGCTTTTCGCCGCAATAGCAGCAGGTCCAGTGATCTCTCACGAGAATCTGCAAGCGTTGCCTTTTAGAGAACAGACGACTCATGGTCAAACGACACGCGCAGAGAGCGCGTTTCCCAGACGGGATCGGCAAAACCGACTTGCATACCATAGCAACAAAAAAGCCCCCTGTGGGGGCTAGGACAGCAGACGCTTAATGTCTCGCTCTACATTCTTCAATGCTCGCCAATCAGTGCAGCTTGTGCTGCAAACGAGAGTCTTGCCGGAAGAATGCTTAAAAACATAATGTTTGTTCTTTCTATGAAGAACAAAGCCATGTTGTTTAACAAGCTCAAACAATGCGCGTCTATTGTCCTTTAATGCCATTACAAATAACGCCAGATATCGTCTTGCATACTGTCAGCAAGAGTCAAGAAGAAAGCCTTTGTACGCTTTGCTGGTTTATTTGCTGGGGCATAATCAGGCGCTTTATGAACCATGGCCAGAAGCTTAGAGCGAGCAGCAGCGCGATCATCACGAGAATAGCTTGATAAAGAATAGCCAGCATCTTTCACCATGCGAGAGATGGCACGCTGGGAACGGGTGAGAAAGGGAGTGTAGGTCATTGTTCAAAAGACGAGGGTTTGACCGTTAGCTTTGATGCTCAACACGCGCTCACAATCAAACGAGCGCCATGCACCTTCGCCTGCAGTGCGAGCAATGGTGAAATCACGGCAGCGAATGATTGAAGGCTTCTTTACGGCAGTGCCAGTGCCCTTGATTTCTTTGGAATCACGAGGATTGAAACAAAGACTACGAACAGAGCCGTCTGCTTTTACAAAACGCACGTTCACAATGCTGCTACCAGCATTGAAGATGAAGCTTTTGATTTTGTCAGTTTTAGTCATCAGAGGAGCCATCGCTGGCAAAGGACTAAAGAAGGAAAGAGGCCCCCGAAGGGGCTCTCCCGCGTTCCCGAGGGAACAATAGAGCTACTGCACGGCGTTGTCAAGGGGATCCACTTTAAAGCCGTTGGCAATGCGGCAATAGCGTTCTGGGTGGAGCTTTAAGCATTTTGTCAAGCCCTCTTGATTTGGCATTGCTTGAGGGGCAGCCACAAGAGCAAAGGCACCAAGCCCAAAAGCGAAGGTGACAAGCATGAAGGAAGCAAGGTTTTTAGCCATGATTTCAGAGGCGAGCGATACAGACGCGGGCAGTGCCTTGACTCTGCTTGGCAATGCGAGAGAAGCTGCCAGCAGACATGTCAAGGATGCGCCCTCCATAAAAAGGCCCTCTGTCGGCAATAGTCAATACCACCTGCCTTCCATTGTCACGGTTCGTAACAAGAAGCTTCGTTCCAAATGGAAGCGATGGATGAGCGGCTGTCATGGCTGCTGGGTTCATTGGCCGTCCGTTGGCCATTGTCTGCCAAGCATAACCATCAGAAGCTGTTCCGTAGAAGCTGGCTTCGCCGCATTGTTTGGCTTGTGCAGCAGGAGCTGCGGCTCCGAGAAGGAGCAGAGAAAGAAGAAATCGTGAAAGCATCAAG